TTAAGTGAAGGTGAAGAACCTTTAGAAAGAATTAGAACAATTGCTGACCATGCTGAAAAACTTTTAGGTATGGAAGGTTTTTCGGATAAATTTTACAATTATATGAGTAAAGGATGGTACTCATTATCATCACCTGTATGGGCTAACTTTGGTAAAAAACGAGGTTTACCCGTAAGTTGTTTTGGTTCTAACATCGGTGATAATATTGAATCTATTCTTTACACTCAAGCCGAAGTAGGTGAAATGAGTAAAATGGGTGGAGGTACCTCAGGATACTTTGGTAATATCAGAGAGCGTGGCGCCGAAATTACAGATAATGGTCATGCTCCTGGTTCAGTACACTTTATGAATTTATTTGAAAGTGTCGTAGATAATATCTCACAAGGCTCAACTAGAAGAGGTCGGTTTTCACCATACTTACCCGTTGAACATCCTGATATTATGGAGTTTTTAGAAATTGGAACTGAAGGATTTCCAATCCAAGACTTAACACACGCGGTTACGGTTACCGACGATTTTATGTATGATATGATTGAAGGTAATGAAGAAAAGAGAGCAATATGGGCTAAAGTAATTCAAAGAAGAGGTGAAATAGGGTATCCGTATATCATGTTTACTGATACTATGAATAAAAAGTCACCCGAAGTATATCAGGATAAAGGTGCTAAGATTTACAACTCTAATCTTTGTTCTGAAATTGCATTACATAATTCGGAAGAAGAATCATTTGTATGTGTTCTATCATCTATGAATTTACTTCACTATGATGAATGGAAAGATACTGATGCGGTTGAAACTATGACTTATTTCTTAGATGCGGTTGTTACTGAGTTTTTGACAAAAATTGAAGACATTAGAGACAACGGAACTATTGAAGGAAAACGTGCTTTTTTTTATTTAGAAAAGGCTTACAACTTTGCGAAAAGACAAAGAGCGTTAGGGTTGGGTGTACTTGGGTGGCATTCACTTCTACAATCAAAAGGTTTGGCTTTTGATACTGTGGATAGTGCTAAATTAAACGTAGAAGTTTTTAAACTAATTAAAGAAAAATCATATAAAGCTTCTGAAGAATTAGCAACCATTTTTGGAGAGCCTGAATACCTTGAGGGTTACGGTAGAAGAAATGTCACATTAAATGCAATTGCACCGACAACATCATCGGCATTTATTTTAGGTCAGGTATCACAGTCAATTGAACCTATTTGGTCTAATTGTTATGTTAAAGATGTTGCTAAAATGAAAGTAACAATTAAGAATCCTATACTTAAAAATCTTTTAAATGAAATGGATAGAGATACTAAAGAAGTGTGGGATAGTATTAAGAAAAAAGATGGTTCAGTACAACATTTAGATTTTTTAAGTGATGAACAGAAAAACATATTTAGAACTTTCGCTGAAATTAATCAGGCTTCAATCATTAACCAAGCGGCGATAAGACAAGATTTTATTGACCAATCACAATCTTTAAACCTAATGATTTCTCCTGATATGCCGACAAGAGATGTGAATAAATTACTAATAGATGCATGGAAGTTAGGAGTTAAAACATTATACTACCAACACTCTATGAATTCCGCACAAGCATTTGCGAGAAAAAAACTAAACTTAAACGACCTACAATGCGTAGCGTGTGAAGGATAAAAATTAAAACCCGTCAACTAAGACGGGTTTTTTTATAAAAATACTATAATGAATATTTATATGTATGGCGATAAATAAAACATATGGTATTAATTTTCCTTTTAAAGAAAGTATTGAAGGTAAATACTTATCACTAACAAAAGATGTTGGTGAGGAAGTAAGGGCAGATTTATTACATTTAATTTTAACTAGAAAAGGTAGTAGGTATTATTTGCCAGATTTTGGTACAAGAATATATGAATTTATTTTTGAACCTATGGACGGACCAACATTTGACGCAATAAAATCAGACATAAAAACTGCGGTTGAAAAATATATTCCGAATCTTTTATTAAATGAAATAAGTATAACACCATATACTGAAGATGACAGAAGCCCTATTGGGGATTTAAACATAGAAGACCAAAATTCATCATATGAAATGTTTGATATCTTTAGGACTGCGGGTGAAGGTGTTGATGAATATACCGCTAAAGTTAGAATAGACTATTCAGTAAAGAGTGATACTTTTGAAAGTAAGGACTTTATAATAATTAATATTTAAATTAGATGGCTAATCGTAAAATATCATATACGGAAAGAGATTTTGAAGGTTTAAGACAGGACTTAATAAATTTTACAAGACAATATTATCCTGACTTAATTGATAACTTTAATGACGCTTCGGTATTCTCAGTATTTTTGGATTTAAACGCTGCGATAGGAGATAATTTACACTATCATATAGATAGAAGTATACAAGAAACTGTTCTTTTATACGCACAACAAAAGTCTTCTATATATAATATCGCAAGAACCTACGGATTAAAAATACCTGGAAATAGACCCTCAATTGCTTTACTTGATGTTTCAGTTACAGTACCGGCATATGGGGACCAAGAAGATAGTAGATACTTAGGGGTAATAAGAGCGGGTTCACAATTTATAGGTGCTGGACAGATTTTTGAAAATGTAGATGATATAGATTTTAGTACACAATACAACAGTAAAGGTTATCCAAACAGAACTAAAATACCTAATTTTGACTCTAATAATAGAATAGTAAATTATACTATAACTAAAAGAGAGGTTGTGATTAATGGGACGAGCAAAATATTTAAAAAAGTTATCAACGCTAATGATGTTAAACCGTTCTACGAGTTTTTCTTACCTGAAAAGAATGTAATTAGTATTACCTCGATAATACAAAAAGACGGTACAACATACTCAAGTCCACCTACGTATGATGAATTTCTAACCGCGGCCGACAAATGGTATGAGGTAGACGCTTTGGCAGAAAATACAATTTTTGTTGAAGACCCTACAAAAGCGTCTGATAAACCAGGTATTAAGGTTGGTAGATATATTGAAACTGAAAATAGATTTATATCTGAATACACACCCGAAGGATATTGTAGGATACAATTTGGGGCGGCCACAGTAACTGCGGACGAACAACTAGCACAATTTACAAGAACAGGAATACCATTAAGATTAGAAGACTATCAAAATAATATTGCATTAGGTAAAACGGTTAAAGCCAATACTACACTTTTTGTAAAATATAGAATAGGTGGAGGTTCGGTATCTAATATAGGTGTTAATACAATTAATCAGATAGGTACCATAAATTTTTCGTTAAATGGACCGTCAGAAAACATAAACCAAAACGTAAAGAAAAGTTTAAGATGTAATAATGTTACCGCAGCTATTGGTGGAGGAGACTTACCAACCACCGAAGAAGTTAGAAACATGGTAACATATAACTTCGCAGCACAAAAAAGGGCGGTAACAATTAATGATTATAATTCTTTAATAAGAACTATGCCGAGTAGATTCGGTGCACCCGCTAAAGCGTCAATTACAGAAGAAGATAATAAAATAAAAATAGAAATACTATCCTATGATAACAACGGAAAGTTAACGGGCAATGTTTCAAACACCTTAAAAGAAAACGTTGCTAATTACTTATCTAATTACAGAATGATAAACGACTATATCTCAGTAAGGAGTGCACAAGTAATAGATTTAGAGTTTGAATTTTCAGTGGCTATGGAATCGACAGAAAATCAGGGTCAAGTAATAACAAATATTGTTAATAGTGTTAATTCATATATGTCACCAAGAACTAATTTATTAGGTAAAAATGTTAATATATCAGATATCCGTAGATTAATACAAGACATACCAGGAGTTAGTACATTAGCGGATATAAAAGTATTTAATAAAACAGGAGGTCAATATTCATCATCTGAAACCTCACAAAGATATTCTGACTTACAAACAAAACAGATTGAATTGATAGATGATACTATTTTTGCACAACCGAATCAAATCTACCAAGTTAGATTTCCTGAAAAAGATATAAAAGTTAGAATAAAACAACTTAAAAACGTTGAATTCTCGTAAATTCAGTTTTAGTATACTTTTTTGTTTTTAGTTCTAAAATTAAGATAAATAACTATTTATCTTAAAAGAAAATGTATGCCAAAGTCATATAGAATAAAAACTGAAATTGGGGTCGATAAAGAAGTCAGAATAAATATAGAGCAAGATTTTGACTTTTTAGAAATCTTATCTTTAAAATTAAGACAAGAAGACTTATATGAAAGATTCTGCGCCGATTACGGTATCATCGTTGGTAGAGTAATCGCTAACGGAGGTTTCGGTATTCCAAACGCGACTATATCTGTGTTTGTGCCATTAGATAATGTAGATGAAAATAACCCTATAATATCTACACTTTACCCATATAAAAATTTAAAGACAAAAAATGATGATGGGTATAGGTATAATTTATTACCATATAAAAAAGAATATGGAGGACACACACCCACAGGTACGTTTCCTGATAGGGAAGATGTTTTAACAAGAAAAGAAGTATTACAGGTTTATGAAAAGTATTATAAATATACCGTAAAAACTAACGAATCTGGTGATTTTATGATTGTGGGTGTCCCATTAGGGCAACACAAATTAGTGATGGATTTAGACCTATCTAATATGGGTCAATTTTCTTTAAGACCCGCAGACCTAATAAGGATGGGTATGGGAGTGCCATCACAATTTAATGGGCAAAATTTTAAAGCTTCACAAGATTTAGATAGTTTACCACAAATCGTTAATAGCGTTGTTGAAGTTGAAGTAACACCATTTTGGGGGGATAATGAATTATGTGATATAGGTATTACTCGTTCAGATTTTGACCTAAGAGATTTAGGTATTGAAATATCACCACAAGCGGTTTTTATGGGGTCGTTATTTACTAGTACAGAAGATGATTTCCTAAAGGGTAATTGTAAACCAAAAAATGATTTAGGTAAACTTTGTGACGTTGTTGCGGGTCCCGGACAAATACTATCAATAAGACAAACAATAGATGTTGATAGTGAGGGTCAACCTATACTTGAACAATACTTCTTAGAAGATGGTGGTAATATTATAGATGATAATGGTACATGGATGGTTGACCTACCTATGAACCTAGATTATTTAACAACTAACGAATTTGGTGAGCAGGTAATTTCATTAGACCCTACGGTTGGTATACCGACAAAAGGTAAGTATAGATTTAGAATTAAATATCAAAATGAAAATGGTTTAAAAAACGATATTATAAGGGCTGACTATTTAATACCTAATATACGTGAACATGGGTGGACAGGAACAACAATAGAAGATATACCCGAAAACCAAGCAGAAAGAAGGGCATACCTTGAAACCCTAATTCCAACCGACGAAGAAAGAAACAAATCGTACGCATTTTCATTAAATTGGGATGATTATTATGATAAGATTGCCGCTATAAATTGTGAAGATAGTTTTTATCAGTTTAATTATAATAAAGTTTATACTGTTGCATCTCACATTGATAGATTTAAGTGGGGTAGAAATAGGATTAAACACTTAGGTATAAAAGAAATAAATGACAAGACATGTCAAAGTGAACATAACCCATTACCTGTAAATGACGCGCAGAGAAACGGCAGTATTTTAGTCTTTCTATTTAATTTTCTGATTTCAATACTCACACTACCACTAATATCACTATTAGTGGTGGCCCATGTTATAACATTAATATGGCCATTAGTTAGAGCGATAATAATAGTAGTACGTGCTATAATTAATTTTGTCTTATATGCGTTTTGTGTATTCCTAACACTATTACCTTTTAGTAAAAAAACAAAAGATGACTGCGTTAAAAAAGAAGTAACACCACCACCAAAAGATAGCCCATTTAGTAATATAACATTACCGATGTTAAGTTATCCTGACTGTGAAGCATGTGCATGTGACTCAGGGGTACCTGAAACCGATGATAGTGATACTGCGTCTCAGTTAGAATCATATGCAGATGAAGAAAATTTTGGTCCAATCATTGATGCGTCGTATAAAGAATTATACAGTAGTGTTATGCCTGCTAATAAAGTTGGTGATAGCTGTTCATCGGTAGGTTATATTGCTAGTGTTGACGCTAGAATAATACAAGCACAAATAATTAGGTCAGGTTTAGACCAATACCATAAAAATGGATATTATACTAATTTATTAAAAGATGTTGGTGTAGAAATGGACGACTGTAATTGGAAAGGGATAGGACGACTATTTAATCGAAGAGACCAAGTACAGTGGTATAAGTCACCCGTGTGGCCGGCTTTACCAAAAGAGGATGTAGGTCAAGAGCGTAAAGTAAAATGGATGATAAATCCTGAACCAACGTGGGGACAAGCGCTAAATCTTTTAAATAGAAGAGCCATGTTTTTTGGTGATACAAACATAATTACAAACCCACAGTCAGGTGTTGACAAAACAGTTACAGGTAATTATACGATACCATATATACCAACCTTAGATAATTTAGATATTAATGCAAGAACAACGACAAAAATTAAAACCACATTAAAGAATAATCAATTAGGTTTTAACGCACCTGAAACATCATGGTATGATAATGCATTTATTATGGTTTTAGATTCAGGTGAAGATATGGAACAAGGGCAACTTTTCTTTTTCAATAATCCATCTTCCATAAACGACCCAAACTATGTCGCCTTTCCAGATGGAAATCAATTTGATGGTACAGGGATTACTGGAACATGCTATGATATTAACGGTAATATTGGAGCCAGTAATACGCAATACATCCAAAGTGAGGTAAAATGGATGAATGAGAATGGAACAGAACAAACATCATCAATATGGTTATATAACACAGCGACAACGATGGAAATGAAATTTAAGACCGGAGTCGAGTATTTCCAATGTATAACCACATTAACTCCAGATGAAATATGGACGCATACGACACAGGTTAATCCTGTTTATACTGCACAGGTAAGAAAAATAACGGATTATGAGCATGATGGCTCTGTAAATGTTATAACAGGTGCACTATGGAGATATGTTTTAGATTACTATGGTTATTTTGGAGATTGGGAAGATAAAAAATATGGTGATAGGGTAAGAGTACCGGGTAATAACGGTGGAACACCCGCAGATGGTTCGAATTATTGGAAGGGCGGTATAAATAACAGTGAATTTAGTAAAATAAAAATAGTTGTTGCAGTTAGAGGTGTTGACCCGCATATGCCAAGGCAAAGAATTACTTACGATATATCTAAACTATTAGGTAAAAGTTTAGATAATAGAACACAATTTAATGGATATAAAACAGTTACGGGTGATTTCTTTATGAATATACCTATACAAAATAATAATGAAAATGCATCAGCTTCTTGGAGAACTGCGAAAGAAAGTGCTACCGCACATTATAGAATATGGCAGGAAGATAACACAAAAAGAAAACTATTATATTTTCATAATTGCGATAATAACGGAAATTGGTACGGTTCAAATAATAGTATAGTTGGTTATGGTTTTAATAGTAAACTATGGCATAAACCATATTTATTTAGACCAGATAGCTCAGTATGGCAAGAATTTAATACCTACTGTCCTAACAAATACGTATCAATAGATAGACAGTTCAGGGAAATGGATGAGGATGATACTACATTTACAACTTGGATGGGTAATATAGGAAACGCAGGAGGTGTTCACTGCCCTAATGGTAGAAGTTCTGACACATGGGTAAGCGCTGATGCTAGTAGTAATAGGTGGCCAAGGCAAGGAGTAAATTACACATTCCAAAGATACATAGAAGGTGTTGGATATCAATATGCATATCGGAACTCAGAAAAAAGAATGTTAAGGTCTAATGGTAACACTGATGTTATAACTGTCTCACCTCTTTATTTACCAAATAATTATGATTATAGAGATAGTAGTAATGGGGTACCTTATACAATAATGAAAAATAGTGAAAAAATAATATTCAGGTCTGATAGGATACCTTCATCAGATAAATTTGACGAACCTGATTTTGGATTTGCTGTAAGTGCAAAGGCCAAAGGTTATAGAAGATACGCATTACATTTAAATTTAAAACAACAATTATATCTCGTTGAAGACGACGGTACAGTAACCGATATTGCGGGTTCAATAGTACCAACAGATGCGAGTGGTACTTATGAAGATATGATTGAAGACACTAATTGTGAAACATCTTTATTGTTGTCTTCATTTAATTGTGATGGTATGGTACCTTTAGGATGTTATAGTGGTGACGGAGAAAACTTTGGTATAGAACAACCCTGTGACATACCATTAGACTTAGAATTTAATATACAGGGAGACCAAAGACTAAAAAATGGATGTTATGCCTTTGTAATAAAAAAACCTGTTAGGTCTCTAAGGGCAGATATTGAAATGTTATTTGAATATCGTACAAGAATGAGATTTATGTTTGCTGTTTGTCAGGGTGTTATAGGAGAATCGTTCCAAAACAATTGGTTAAATGGAACATTATATATGCCAACTTTCCAAAAACAAACGTTATACGGAAGTGAAAATGAAGTTAAGAGATATAGGTATTGTGGTGACCCCCAACAACCATTTGCTGCATTAAGAAGACAGGGTCCTATATATTTTAATACTGACACAAACTCTTTCTATTATAGGTCAACACCATTTGATGATAATACCAATCAGTTTGTTGGTCAGGTACCTAGTAGAGATTACTACTACGGTCAAAACTTAAAGAATATATGGT